GTAGGTTATAGTGGTGGGGGAAGTGGTGACGGACAAAGGAGCACCCGTGTATGACCGCCAAAATAGCGTCGTTACATCAAGGTAGTTCCCGTCGTTGTTGTTGGGGATGAGTAGGTTCGTGAAGGTGGATGATGTGAGGAATGCGCTGTTATAAGTGTATCCTGCGGCCGCGAATATCTTGTCAAGGTAACTTTTGGCGTAGATGGCGGGCCGTAGATAGCCAACATCATAGTTGATACCATCTATGGTCCATACGCCGTCACCGTAGTCGATGAATGGATAATAGTAGTTGTACGTTCCGGCTGCTACCCATGAGTTTTGAACATTGGTGGCATTTAAAGCGTGATTGTCTGCGGAAAAGTCAAGAGCCTCTAACAATCTGTCACCGATAGCGGATACAAGCCCGCCCAGGTCACCAAATACCGCACATTCGTACTCCACAATCCCCTTGACTATCGTTACCTCCAAAATACGGATCACGCCACGGAGTACCTGTACATTATCGGCAAAAATGTAACACCCCGCTGATTTGGCTGCGTTGTAGTTGAAACCCACATTCGCAAGGGCAGACGTATAATCGTTGGATACTGATACATCGAAGATATTTCCAAATACAAAATTGTTCTGTGCCGTTCCGGGGATAACGATAGTCTTACTGAATGATGTATTTCGGGCAGCGAACTTGCTAACGTCATCAATAGCGTAGGTAATGTTGGCCTCAATGTCCGCCGACAAGTCCAAAGGGTTATCCTCAACGAAAATCTGAATCTTCATCGGAATTGGCTATAATTAATCTGTCCGTATTCAAACGTCATGCCCACACTCTGCACCCCGTCGATCTGCCTGATATGCTTTTCGTAACTATCGGCCTTGACATTCACCGGAACGAAATACGTAAGGCTGTTTTGCTTCAGTTCCGTCCACATGGCCGTAGACGTTGCCAGTTCAGCAAGCCACGCTATTTCATCGTCATACAGAAATTCAGCGTTCACCTGTATGCTTTCGGTATAAGTAGCCCCGAAGCCCCTTGCCTTTTCATATATGACGTTGTTAATGTCCATATAGGCCACCGCGTTGGATGCGTTCAGCCTGTACCCAAGTTCCTGCATCGTCTTACGTTCAATGGCAAGCGTCCGCTTAGAGGCGAGCCTGAACTGCATGGTTTCGTACCCGCCAAGACGATTCAGGAAATGAACCAAGAAAACCGGATAGGGCGTAACCACGTCGATGTTAAATAACAGGGTGTCCAGGATAGTCGTGCTTGCCTTCAGTTCCGCTTTATATGACACACAGCCCGCCGTATTGACCACCACCGCAGGGGACAGGTTAACAATCGAATGACCCGTTAATGGGATCGTATTGGAACCTAACGTTGTCCCTGTGCAGTTGTAGGTATCGTATTGGGTGATGACAATAGAATCTGCCGCCCCCGATGATGCCCGGAAAATGGTCTGAAAGAAGTTTTCGGACGTGTCCACGCTGATGAAACGGGCGCGGGGATAGGTACTCTGGAACTTGTTCAGATTGCCCGAATAAGTAGTAGTATAGAAAGTAAGGTTATCAAGAGCAGCATTCCACCCATTGCGCGTGGAGTCGATAACCACGTCAAGAGTAACAGTACTGCTACCATAAGACTCCCCGAAATGAACAACATAAGGGACAACGTGAGTAGATATAACTGACGGGGTAGACGTGACAGGCGCGGTAAAATATTTTCCATCAATGTAGTTCTGGATGATCTTGTTGATATTGAAAATGCCGTAATTGGAAAACGCAGGATTGGGCCTGTTCTTCATCGTGGCTACCTTCACCCCACCGATATACACATCAAGGATGTATTTGTAGTTTGGCTGTGCCTTATTGGTAGAGTCCACCACATACATCATCTCATTTCCTGCGGGCGCATCCGTAGGGGGTGCGCTCTTGATCGTCATACTCATGTTATCTCACCGCGTTTAACCACCAATGTTCTCATTACTTGCGCGACATCCTGTTGTAGTGCTTTCGCAAGGGCCGGTGCCAATCCTGGCATCAGCTTCTCGTAGGTAGCGTCATAGAAGTAAGTAGCCTTTAGGCCATGCTTCTTGATGCCCATCGCAATAGCGAACCCTATCTCCTCCGATGTGTCCGTGAACGTCTTTACCTGTTTGTGCTTGAATACCTTATTCTGTTTGACCGCCTTCAGGTTGTGCCGCGCTGCCCATTTCTGGATGCTGTGGGCCATCTGGTAACCCACCGTCAACGTCTTAAATGAATAGGGGCTATTAGGGGACTTATCGCCGGACTTCACACCCTTTACCCCCTTGTTCACGAAATCCCAATAGTCGGCCATCGTGATGGTAAGCCGATACCCTTGATTGACCGGGGAAATGTTGAACTTCATGGAACTAATCAGTTCCCCCGATGATACAGCCCCCGCCTTTTGTAGATTGTTGGATGCTTGGGCGATAAACTCTTGGGCGAATTGGGCGAATACAGCCTCTACGTTGTTCAGCGGCACGCCAACCCCAGACCAATCGCTTGACCCTACACTATCTATCCCTCCCGGCAGACCTTTCGGCATCTTCTCGCGCTTTTTGTTCCCACTCTTGCCTCGCCTTTATATAGCTTAAAGCGTTAAGAGCCTCCATGATAGGCAAATCGTAAACCTCCGGTAAGGTGATCCGGTACAACTCCGCTATCTGGACGTTGTTGGCGTACCAGCCCCAGTAGGTAATAAATTCGTCAGGTGTGTAGCCAGGGCTTGGCTCTGCTCCGGGGTCATCGCCAGAATCTTGGGAGCCAAAGAGGTTGGTAAATCCTTTAGTAAGTTCCTGTACACTTCCCAAAAAAAAACACTTGAATAGTAGGCATGGAGGAACTTGCACCCCTTCATGTCCTCGGCCCTCTTGGCGTGGTCCTTGTACCCCCGCGACCACCATACCGGGGTCGTGATAGAGGCCATGAATTGATGCAGGGTGGCGTTAAGGCCGTTCTTGGAGAATGCCACCACCTCATCATACGTCCCTTTGGTAACTTTCGTTAGGTCGTAATTGATCCGGTAGAACCGCCAACCGCAATGGACGATCTTAACGGGCTTGACGGGCGGCATATCGGTGGACAGGAACCCGAACTCATCCTCAAACGTCCTGGCAAAGTCTTTCAGGCTAAGTGCGTCAAGGTCGTTCCGGTTGTATCCGGCCACCTCGACCAACATTTGGTCCTCTGCGTCAAGGTCAGCCTCAACCCCTGCCACGCCGTCCGTAATTTCAAGGATTCGCTGATACTGCCCGATTGTCAAATCTTCCCACCTCATTTGTTCGCTTTTCGTGTGTTGTAGACGTAATAGACCGCCGTAGCAAAGGCCACGATACCGCCGACCACCCAATAACCCGCAAGGGCTGAAACGATGGTGACGATGCCCGCAGCGATGTAGACGTAGAAACTAAAAGGTCGTGTCATTGTAAAGAATTTACGATTGAAGAAAAACCCCCACACATGGAAATGCGCGGGGTAAAACCTAACCAAAACAACTGCTCAGATAAAAAAGTATTGCCCCTGCCCGTCAATCATCAACTTCCCCAATGCTAAATAGCGCAAAGCGTCGATGCTGTGGTTATACATATCAATCGGCTCCCGTAGCGTCCGCCCGTCCTTGTCCGTTTTCCACTTATACCTTGCCAACTCCCGCCTTAGTCCCTGGCTGCCCTTTGTGATGTTCAGCTTGAACCGCAACAGGGCGTTAATGGATGCCCGTATAGAATCTGGCCCCTTAGTCGCGGGGTGGATGTTAAAGCTATGGTTGGCGATTTCCTGAATTGACTTAGGCTCCGCTGAATCCGCGATGATCTCCCACCCGCGTTCTACGGACAGGTCTTTCATCCGTTGGGCTATCATGTCGTTGGTCAGGCGGGTTTCGTAGATCAGTTCGTCAATCCACAGTTCCCCGTCCTGCTTGTAAACGGCCACCAATGCCGTGGGGTCGTTGGTGAATCCAAAGTCGAGGCCAAGCCCGACCAACTTAGCATCGGGTGGGATGCCCTCGCACAGATGCCAATTCCGGAACACAAGCCCCTCAATCTTGCCCGTCTTACCCCTTGCGTAGACCTTCCATAGTTCTTCATCAATGTCCTTCAGGGCTTCTATCTTGTCCCTGACGGCCTGATCTAAGAACGGGTTGTGCCTGTGGTCGGTGATAAACAATTCCGTACCGTCAGCGGGAATGATGTGTTCGTGTACCCAGAATGACGCATCTGGGTTGTAGTCTATGAATATCCGCTTCTTGGTACGCAGGGCCACCTGTTGGTATACCCCAAACGGGATGCCATTGGCCTCGTTGAAGAAGGAGTAGTCCCTTTTGCCGGATTTCGCGTCTTGCTCATCGTCGTAGGAGTTGAATTCGATGATAGACCCGTTCCGGAACGTATAGACCCTATCGGACTTATTGTAACTCTCAATGATCTGTTTCAGGGCCGGACTGCCCGCCACTATGTTCTGTGCGTCCCTCAATGCGCCCACCTTTAGGTTAGGGATGTCCTGACCCACCACCGTGATCGTGGCTCCCGGTTCGTTATTCGCAATGATAAACAGGGCTTGCAGGATGGCGTAGGTCTTACCCGACGATGTACCGCCCTGGTTCACCACGACCTGGGCCGTGCTGTTCAGGTTCAGTTCAAACAGTTCTGAGGTGCGGAAATCAAACATCCAACTCCTTTTCGTTTCGGGCGATCTTAGCGTCCACCTTGATGACCTCGACCTTGAGGCTGGTAATGTTCACGTTGACCGTATCCTCCCGCTTCTCTGTTGCCTTGCCCATCAGCCTGTCCAGTATACTGTCGCTCCGGTAGGTGCTCCCCTTCTCCAAGTCGGTGAGCAGGGCCTTGGCTACGATGGCCTCAAGGATCGTGCTTGTCGGGTCTTTAGCAATAGCCTTTATCTCCGATGGCGTTTTAGCCACGATATAGGCGAATGTCTCGGTTATCTCCTGCGGGGTGTACTTGGCTTCGGTGCCGATGGTGAGCAGCTTCTTGGGCCTCCCAGGGCCTCCAGACCATCCCGGAAGGAAACGATTGATAGCCCCGCCGTGGGGCATGGGTATCAGTTCGGTTTCCTTTTTAAGGCCTTTTTTCTCGCTCAATATTCTATCTTAATGGGCATCAACCCGTTACGATACTTATCTACACTTTCAACGTGTAGGTTCCATGTCTTGGCTACCATTTCCGCCTTGTTAAACCCGTAGTCACCCTCACCGTTTGACAGGTGCAGGGCTACCGCCCCTGGTATATAGCTTGTCCGGTGTCCGGCCGCGCGGGCGCGGTGGCAGTAGTCGAGGTCGATGGCTCCGTAGGGGTCGAAGGCTGTATTAAATCCACCGATGTCGTGGAGGCAGGATTGGCTGATCGTGTAGTTCCCAATGATGTCCGTGTTGACGTAGTCTTGGACTGCGTCGAATGGGTAGGATACCACCCCATATCCTGCCTGTACCGCGTTAATTCGCCCAGTAAGCCAATCCTCCGGTTCAATGATGTCATTTCCAAGAATTGTAAAGGTTGCAAAATTGGGGCCGAGCATCCTTAGTCCCCGGTTTATAGCCGCTGCGATCCCGTATTGGTCGATTATAACCGCCTCGTACCGTTGGGAAATCTTGCCCAAGTTGGTCAGCAAGGCCGAAATAGACCGATTCAGGTAGTTCAGGTAGATGATGCCGTGTTGCATTACTTTTTGACATTCGGCCCCAACTCCCTTGCCGGAACCCCTGCGTATTTGTACCCCGGACGCATGACCGTTTTCTTCGTGATGACTGCCCCCATGCCGATCATGCAGTATTCAGGAACGGTTACCCGTTGGTGGATGGAGCAGTTGATACCCATGTTTACATAAGATTCCACGGTGGCATGACCGCCAACAACTGCCCCCGGAGACATGGTCACTCCTATTCCCACAAACGCATCATGCCCGATATGCACCTTTTTCATGAAGAACCCCCCATCCATGATGGTGGTGATGTCATCCATCCCCGCATCCACGGTCACATGGCCCGTAAACACGTTGTTGTCCCCGATGACCACCTTTCCAGGCTTGCCCCAATTCGCCCGACTTTCGCAGGGCATACCAATGAGGCAATAAGGGCCGATGTAGTTATCCTTTCCGAGGTCTACCCCTTCGCCTATGATGGCTGTCGGGTGTATCGTGTTGTCCTTCCGCATCCGCTCCAACTCCTGCAACCTCTGTAACGGCTTGGTTTGCTTCGACATTTAATTGCTTTTCGTATAGTTGAAATACCTTTTCAAACAATTCCCGGATGGATTCCGGACAAGTCAGGCAAGCGATATACCTTGGCTCCCATTCCTCCCGCATGACCGTTTGCAGCCTTTCGGGGTGGATGACACTTGCGTCTTTCATGCTCCCCGATGCCTTGTATAAATCCCAATGGGGTTTGATTTGATTTAGAAAGTCACGGTTTTCCTGTTTCATCACACTATATCATTTGAT